TTTCAATGCACCGATAGAGTACAAGAACTTCCACATATATCCGTCAGCCGTACGGAATGCGTCTCCTGTTGTATTACCAGTAGGTTGAACCGTTGATGCGACTATTTGAGGTGGGTTTGCATTAGTCTTACCCTGTTGTAGACATATATAAACTTGTTGGTTTGAATTCATAACATAGTATGCATTCGTAGGATATCCGGATTGTGCATCATCATATGCAGAATAGATAGCACCAGATGTCCAGTTGTAACGTGGTACAACAAACGTTTGGTCAGTAATATTCTTAATAGACTGTATACCCAAACGTGCAAGTCTCTGTTCCCTTAGAGAGTTAATGGGGTTTGGTGCAAGATCAGAATCATTCCAGTCTTCTGATTTACCAATACCCGCATAATAAAAATTATCAGAATCTTTGATATCTACAAGGATATCTCTGATCGAATTCTTTCTTTGTCTGTCAAAAACTACGGCTGCCATTTTTTTATCCTATTTAACTTAATATTGCACCGGCGGAATCTATACCAGTATTTATTATGATCCATTCAGTGTTATCCCAAATACACGTAGCAGATTGATTTACCGCAAGAGTTATAGTTGAGAAATTCTGTAGATTCGATGGTGTGATTGTCGCAGTACCACTATTCTGATTTACTAAGTATTTAATAATACCTCTTTCCGATCCATCGGGCATTCCAATAGTTAATGAACTACCTGAGTTGAAAAATGTAAGAGGTTTGTCAATATCAACATCTCCATTAGATGTCATGATTTGGTAAGAGAGTTTTAGTCTACTCTGAATTTCAATACCACCAGTTCCTTTTGCTTTCAAACCAAGGTCGATGTCATTATCTGTACCCACAGCTTCAATAACTGGTGTGTTGTTATTTGTAGCGTTGGTTACCTTAAAGTGGTTTACTGCACCGGCTGTTGAAACAAATTCAAATATCTGGTTACCATCACTGTCTTGCAACTCTGTTCCAATCTTAGGATTGTTCAACATAGGTGCGTTGATGGTTTTGTTGTTTAGTGTCTGTATTGCATCATTGAAAGTAAACTCGTCAGAGTCAGTCAATAAAGGTAGGTTGATATTTCTATCACCAGTTACTTTAGCTGCAATCAGACTGTATTGAAACAATGCGCCTTCACTATCCATGAGTTCTGGTTGTACCAAAGAACTTGTGAGTACAGTCTTGTTGGCCATTGTTTGTGTTGCAGAATCGACAATAACATCCCCAGTGTAGTCGGGAAATAAAATAATTCTGTCAGCTGTCGGTTCATTGACACCGATAAATGTCTCATTAGTGTCGTTAAGTCTTCCTTCGAAAATAATACGATCACTATCAAAAGATATCAAAGGCATCAAGACAGTACTATCCCCACCAAGTTTCTGATAGATTTCTTGGAAGTTTTGTTCTATCTTGAGACTAGCACCACGGAGAGTATCACCCGTTCCGTCATTTGCTGTTGTGCCTCTGTTAAGTATCTGTCGTGTCATTTTAGTTTTCCTAAAAACTTATAGTTCTATTTATACAACTTTATAGGTTGGGGTTATACGCAGAATCAAATAATTCATCCAGATTTGTAATACCATCTGAATCGACCCAATCGAACTTATCTTGGTCGATTGTTTCAGTACTGCTGAGACCCATACCTGAACCTTGTGCGTCCGTATCTTCATCAAACGTAGGTGCGTCTGCCTCAAGATACTCACCCATCGTCGAGTAGAGGTTAGCCACTTCTTCGATAGTTTTAGTTTGTACGTCATTAATATCGTTACCGCCTGGGTTAGGATATGTGGATTCTGATCCAAGGTTTGTTCTAAACAATTGTGTTGTCCCGTCTGGTGCGTTAAAGTTAAATAGACCTGTCATACTTGATATAGCATCTCTACCCATTGATGCGACACCCTCAACTTCAAATTCAGGGATATCTTTTATGCCTGGGAATGGTTGTTCTTCAATATTAAGGTCAAACTGACCGACAAGTTGAACTTCTGCACCAAGATACATTCCAGCTGGATGTACAAACAACTTGTAAGGTTTTCTCCACTGAGCTACAGACAGTTCCGTCTTAATCAACAGTGCATATTGTTGATAAAGCTTATCGTCGGTGAGATATCTCTGAGATTCTGCACCAATGATAGATTCACCTACATTAAAAATTTGTCTCTTTGTGTATACAACATCCGGATCGACGTTAAAGAATGTGCGAAAGAATTGTTGTATAGAGTACTTAGTACCCTTCGATTTATACAGTGTGCTGGAGTACTTTGCAGCGGCTCTTTTATCAGTGAAACCCTCAAAATAAGCTTGACCTAAAAGTAACTCATCTTCAATATAAGAAAGTAATTCTAAATCGGTTTGTGTTACATCACGTGTGTAAAACAATTCCTGAATTAAATGCGAAGGAGATTCCTTCGTTTCTTCAAAGTCGAAATACGCCCGTAAGAACGAAACGAACTTAGGATAACTTTCTACAATGTGTTGTGATAGAGCGTCTTCAATGACGTACTCACGTATATTGGGTTCACGTCTCCCAATATCAATAAGAGTTCTATCTACGGTTTGACTGGACATTAATTATCAGCCTTTGTAACGACAGCACGTGCGATTGATCTTGCGTTGTCAAAGTTAAGAATATATTGTTTCTCAGGAACGATTGCAGATTGATTTGCCGGAACCGCTGCTAATTTGATATAATTAACACCACCGATTACTGTATCGACTTGTAATCCCACAATACTTACTGTCCCCGCATCGGGATTGTATTGACCCACGTTATCGACGATAGGCTTATTAGTTGTGAGGTTGATTACTTGTAATTTGTTAGAGTTGAGTTTGTTTCTTACCTGACAGTTCTCATTCCTGAATACAAACGTAGAGGATGTAATTCTATATAAAACATCGTCTGGAGTTGCAATTGCAGATGGGAAAGAGAATGAGTGGTCTTGTTCTACTAACAAGGATGGTGCAAATCTTTGTTGCATCTTCACTTCTGCACGAGAAGACAAGATAGCGGGACTGACATCATCCACTAGGGTCAACATGTTTGATCGACGGAATGCCTGTTCAAATTTACCAACACTCCCTGAGAAATATGTCTGCACCGCAGTACGAACATTTTCCTGAATTGTGTTCAGGGATAGTGATGTTAGGTTTGGATTGAATCTAAAGAACACTTCGGTTTCGACCCACGTCTTGACTGGATCAGAAAACTTGATATCAAAAGTAGCGACAGCTAACTGAGACGCAAGGTCTACAATACCATTCTTGACCACTTCCTTTCTCTGTTCCGACACATCATCTTCAAATTCAATAGAAGAAAAGATAACACCAAACTCAGGCTTAAGATTGTCTTCTCCACCCCAACTAGAAATGTCTTTAATTAGTGTGGCATAGTTTCTAAGAATCAATGAGTTATAGTCTGCGAAGGTTACCATCCTGTTCTGTGCTGCGTATTGGAAGGGCGCATTCTTACGTATGGATTCTACAGTTTCTTTTTCACCACCACCCACAGATTTAGTATATGTGGAAACAACAGGAGTTCTGTTGATAGTGTCTGTGATTTTTACTAGAGAAGAAGGTTCAAATGTAAGAGCATTATCTGCATTCGCACCGTTTACTGCCAAGTATTCTACTGTGATCTTTGAACCTGAATCCGGAGTCTGACCTAAAGTTGTACCATTACCGAATGATAATTCAAAATATCCATTAGGCATCTCCTTAAGGATGTACAAGGTAGACTGTTCACTGATAGTTGTGGCCTTTGTGATGTTTGTGTAAGTTACAAATTTACTAGTACTTGCATTCTCATATACTTTAACAATTGCAGTAGAGATATCCATGTTCTTGTCTGGAATAATATAAACCGCATTCTCATCGTTGTCACCCGCAATGAAAGTCTTTGTTTTTCTGGTTCCCTCAAATACGGAAATCTTATCGTTACCATCAAGAGTTTTAAATTGATAATAACCCGCACCATCATCGGATGCGATTAGTGTCTCGTTTGTTTGGAAGGTGTATGTGTTAACATCTACTTTAGTTGTAAATTGATAACCTGTCGATAGTGTAATTGTCTGTTGACGGTCTGCAACGTTTGACAGGTTCATTGCCATCTTAATAATGGCTTGCGATGCGGTCTTTGACTTAGGAATATAACCAATTGCTTCGGCCAATTGCACAAGTGAACTACGCAGTTGTGCAGTAGATAGAAAAGATTCGTTAAGAGCAAAGTTAGCGGTCAGACCGTTAAGGTGCGTATTGTACGCCAACACGTCCAAGATGTTTGCCAGACCAGAGGCCTCAAAGTTGTAATCCTTGAACTCTTCTTTCTTCTGTAAGAACGTCTTAAGATTGTTCTTAATGTTTGCGAAGTCCAGTGCGGACGATTTAATTGTTGTCGCCATTACCTTAACCTATTTAATTGTGTTGTGAGAGTTACCTCTTCACCTGAATTTATTACCCTGAATACTACATCTATTTGTAAAGAGTTAGCATCGTCTAATTCTTTGCATCTGACCTTAAGGGTCTTATAGTCTGCCCTTGGTTCATATACCCGTATTGCTTCTTTAATATTGTTCTTAATTGCCGAAGTATCAAACAACGTATCCAGTTCAAATAGAAAAGCATACAGGTTTGCACCATATCCTGGCTGAAACGGTTTCTCGGCAGGGCCTGTAGTAAGAAGATTCCTAACAGACTGTTTTACCGCAGCCGCTTC